AAGAATGGTAGTATATAAAGGTTATAGTTAATAATTATAATTAGGAGGAAATAATGACAGACTTAAGTATGGAAAATATAATACTACATATAGATAAAAATAAACCAAAACTAAAAAAGTTTAAAGTAATTTCTACTTGTATAGAACAAGAAACAATAGAAGTTTCTGCTCTTGATAAAGAAGAAGCAGAAGAATTAGTTTTGATGGGAGATTATCAAGACTCTCAAATAAAAGAACGGACATGGCAAGACCAAGTTATACATGACGTTAAGGAGATAAAAGATGATGAGTGATGATTGGAAAGAATTTGTAGAGGAAGTCTACGAGGTTGCTTTTGGAGATAGTGCCTTTGATAGAGGTTTTGACGCAGAGGAAGTGTTAGATAAGATAAAAGAATTTTCAGATAATGCCTACAAGTGGGAGAAACTTACAGGAAATGATTAAATTAATAAAAAAAATATTAGGGGTTGACAAAGAAATTAAACTACTTGATAGTAAGCTGTATCAAGTCGAAAAGGCATTGACCAGTTTAGAATATAAGGTTGCTGACCTAGACGTGATTGTAACATTTTTAAATGAACTTAGAAAGGAAAAGAACAATGAGAATAACAAATAAGCAAAAAGAACTACTAGCCCAAAAAATATCTAAAGAAGTAATTAGAACTTTTAAAATAAAATCAGTAGTTAAGAATCCCTATTTTATTACCTACAAAAAAGCTAAAGATAAAACGGATACTGCATACCGAAAGTATGCTCAGACTCGTGATGTATCTGATGCTTTACATTACGATTTAGGAGATAAGATTTTTGGACATAAAGAAGACTACTTAAGTATAGATGGAGATACAGGTACAGTAAGTATAAGTAAGTATAGATTACGAGATGCGATAGAGGATGAGTTACATCTTGTTGAGTTGTCTAGTCTAGAAAACTTAGATGAAATTGTTAGTCAGTTAATAGAAACGTTTCAAGCAAACTAAATGGAATACCTTTTACTAGCTACTAGAATATTATTTATTTTATTTGTTGCTTTTATATATTTGATGTGGTATATAATAGAAGTTAATTTTTAAGGAGTAAAAAGAATTATCCTAGCTAGGATACCCAGAGTAAGGACACGAAGATGGCATCGGTAAGTGTTTAAAAAGATACCGAATCAGGAGCACCTGATATGCAATTTACTTACTACTGGGAGCTACAAGAACATGGTCTTACTGATGCTAGTCCTAGGCAATGTGTAAGCGTAAGTTGAGTTGAAAACGTTGCGTGGCAAACTCAAGCCAGACAGAGTAGAGAAGGCGATTCAATCTCGTGAGCAAGAGGTTATCAGACTTCTCTACTTGCAAGACAGCAGACAAGGTTTTTATCATTATTTTTCCCCTTGTCTGTTGTCATTTATTAATAGGGGATAACAGATGAGAAAATGCGACCATTGTGATAAGAAAGCAGATATTGTAGATAACAAAACAGACAGTTTATGGTGTGCTGTTTGTTACATAGGAGAAAAGACACCACACTTAAAGGAGAGATATGATGAGTATAGATTTAAGCAAGTACGAAAAGCTAATTAGATTAGGAACTCTTACAGAGGAATATGAGTTTGCACAAGACGAATTGCATGGCATACTAAAACTACAGCAAGATTGGGATACAGAACAAGAGATTTTTGTTTTGTTAGATAGGATAGCAAAAGAGTTGTCAAGGCGAAGAGTAGCCTCAGATGAGAAAGCAGAATTTATGAGGAGGTTACCTTAATGGCAAAGAGATTAATAGAAGGTAGGAAAAACGCAAAGGGTAAAAAGTATTCACATAGACCTATAAGAAGTAAGAATGGTTATTATGATACCTTGGAGAAACAATGGTTTGCAATAAAAAAATAATACTTGACTATAAGAATAGTATGTAGTATTCTAAAAAAAAAGGAGATAATAAAAAATGGTAGATGTAAATACACAGTTTAAAAATAACTTAAGAGATTTGGTAGGTAGTGCTTTCTTTAGTATTAAATACTATTCAACAAAAGAACAAAAGTATAAAAATTATGGAAGCCTACGTTTTGATGTCAAGAAACATTTACAAGGTGGCAAAAGCACAGCCAAAGAACATTCTTTTACTGTCTACGATATGTCAGCAAAACATTATAGAAGTTTCGTAGTTAGTAAAACTGTATATATCAAGTGTGGTGCGTTCTACACTCAAGACGATATTCTGTCAGGTAAGAAAAAAGGTTTGTCAAAACTTACTAAAATGTCTCAGGTTGGCTTGTCAGTTGAGCGAGCATATGTCCTTTAATCCGTCAGATGAAAAACCATTGTCAGCCTATACGGATGAAGAGTTATTGTCTTTCCTAGGTATCAAAAGTTCACTTGACGATTTATTCCGTAACTATAATATGACGGATGAAGAGAAAAGAGAATTTTTGCTAGATAGCGCAATAGAAAAAAATAATAAATATATTTGACAATGGTTTTTCTTTACTATATAAAAGAATATAGGAGGAAAAAAAATGACCTACAAATTCATACCACATACGCAATCTAGGAAAGTTGGAGCAATGCCCACCAGTTACAGTCCCAAACAGACTTGCCCTGATTCTTGCACCTTAAAGAATAATGGTTGTTACGGTGACAGCTTCCCTATTTCCCTACATTGGAAAAGATACAGCGAAGACAAAACCGACAACTGGCAAGACTTTGTGAAGTCAGTTTCCTACTTTAGAAAACATAATAAAGAAGGTTTATGGCGTCATAATATTGTTGGCGATCTGGCAACTAAGAAAAACAAAATAGACGCTAAGAAACTCAAGCAACTTATAAAGGCAAATAATGGTGGCAAAGTTATTTGTTACACTCACCATCATTCCACTTTGTCACCTAGCGGAAAAAAATTGTCAGATCATAACTTAAATTATATTCGTTATGCAAATAATAAAGGCTTTACTATTAATTTGTCAGCAGACACATTACAAGAAGCCGACACTTTGTCAGCTACCAAAATTCCAACTACTGTTGTTTTACCATATACCAAAAAACAATTTGAGAAATTGTCAGCTAATTTGTCAGATATTAAAACTCCACGAGGTAGAAAAATCACAGTTTGTCCAGAGCAGACACAAGGCATTAAATGTCTGGATTGTGGGCTCTGCTCCCTAGCAAAAAGAAAAACAATAGTTGGATTTTTTAAACATTGAACTTATACCTTGCAGAATCTTTTAATTGCTATATAACAGTTATTAGAAGTTATATAAATTTTCTTATATAGCAAACAAGGAGGACATAAAATGTCTTATTTAAACGAGTACATAGCAGAACAATCAACCCATGGCGATCTTAGTGATCTTTCAGTTTTTGACGCAGATTTTGAGGAAAACAAATTTTTTTCTCACAATCCTTATACAGGAGAATTCGAGAAAGTAGAGGGAAGGAAGGCGGTTTTTCTTAATCGACCAGAAACCAAAACATACAAGATGGTAGCCCCTGTTTCACCTAAATACAAGCTGATCAATCACGTGCCACTATTCGACAAGATCAACGAGGCGATCCTGAAGAATGACGATTTATCTGTAGACAATCTAGAGATCACAGACACCGCTTATGATAATTTTACCAAAGTGCATAGATCGATCTTATTTAAGGATCATGAGGACACCATAGACGGAACAGGGATCGAAGGCGAAGACAAGTCATGCTTGAGGGTTGATATTTTAAACTCAACGGACACTAGCTGGAAGTTTCAGGTCTTTGTTGGTAGGTTTAGAGAATTTTGTCAGAATACGCAGGTATTCGGTGGCAAGAGATACTTTCATATTCTTAAAAAGCATACTAGCGGTTTTAACGTTGCGGAAGAGTCCAGAAAGATCAGCAATGCAACAGGAGACTTTGCGGAACATGGCGAGCACTTTTATCGTATGTTACAGACTCCTGTAACCGCAGACTGGGTTATTAAACTTTTTAAGGAAACAGTCGCAAGAAAAGAAGCGGTCAAGCTTAACGAAGTCGCATATCAGGACACAAGGCAGATCAGCTCCGATCTAACCGAAGCGATGGAAAAAGAACTAACTGCGGAAGAGTTAGAAAAACAGGTTGTAAACTTTAAGCTTTTTGGGGCACTTATGGCACGTTTTGAAGATGAAATAAACAATGGTATGGGGATGAATATGTACACAGTTTATAATGCTTTGACGAACTGGAGCAGTCACGTTGGAGGAGATAAGGACACTTATGAAAATGATCGTGGCTTAATTGTTAGCAATACCAACAAAGGATCAAAATTGCATAATGTTCGTCTAGATCGTCAGAAGGAAGTTATCAAGGTGATCAACTCCCCAATTTGGGAAGATCAGTTAAGATCAGTCGCATAAACTGATCCGCAGCGTGCCTAGGTACTCCCCAACCTGAGGCAACGATCAAAGCCCCTCTATTCATTTAGAGGGGTTTTTTTTTATCTCTTTACGATCTTGATCAAATCAGGTTAAAACAGTTTTAGTTATTAATCAGAGAAATAAGGAGAAAAAATTGATTGATCTTATTAACGCAGTTTATAAAGGGGCTTTAATCTTGCTGATCCTCTTTGTATTATATTTATTCAGCTTGATATTATAGGAGACTACAACAATGAAAAAAACTAATGTAAAAAAAGCTTTAGAGGTGCATGATCTTTTACACCTTTACGAGTTAACCATTCAAAGGAATTTAGATCAGGTTACAAAAGACCGAAAGAAGTTCGACGCAACCGAACCTGAAGTCCTGCGAAATCTTTCCGTAAGTGATGAAGTATTAAAACAGATCACAAAAGACGTTGCGGAGGTACTAGAGACGATCTTTTTAAAAACGAGACATATTCTCAGTCAGCTTGATCTTGATACCATAGCGGAAGAGCGTCTGGAATCTTTAGGGATCAACTTTCCTGAACCTGATAATTTTATCAAAACCATAACCCAGTTAAAATCGGACATGATTGAGAAATATGGAGAGGATGAAATTTATTCTTTGTTTGCTGAAAAACAAGACGATCCGCAGGAGGTGAACTGATGGGAGTTTATGGACACAAGATCGATCATTTAAATCAGATCACTGTTAGAGATAAGACCAACTATGACGGATGTATTAACCAGTTATGGCATCCAAAACCTGAGGCGAGCCTATCGAATGAAAATAACGAGTTTGTGAGCAATGCAGAGATCGAAACAGCTTATAATCTATTACAGAAAGTGAGTGGTTATTCTCAGGAGAGAGTTGAAGATCACTATCTGTATTCTATTGAGAAGAATGAGCATGGCACAGTTATTGGTTATTCTTTTGATCGCATGAGTGATCGACAAACCCTCGGACATAAGAAGGATCGAGTCCATCTGAGTCCTGCTGTTGATGTTTCAGTTGAGGGATTACTTACGGCGATTGAAGACTGGGATTTAAGCGAACATCTAGCTTAAAACTAATTGCCTACATTCGACCAGAGCGAGAGCCTTTTCATTAATTTGGGAAGGCTTTCTTTTTGTCAGCCTATCGCAGGAAAAATAAATATCTTTTGTCAGCCTATCACAGGAAAAATAAATATCTTTAAAAACAATTTGCCCAGGTGCAGGGTTCATCATGGAAATTAAAGGCCCACAAGATCCGATCATGATGGATCAGGAAGATCCAGTAAATATGAAATGAGATAAACCCTTAACTTATTGATTTGATTAACTAGTGATCTTCTTCGTTACGCTGATCTGGTCGCCACACACCCCAAAAAAATATCACTTGCTGTGGCAGGGAAATTTTCTATCTTCCAGACAGCTGAGCAGCAGGATCATCAGCCACCATAGAGGGGCTTTTAAGAGTGTCTTTTTTTATTTACATAGAGATATACTCAGGGATCAAACTTGTGCTGTACTGGGTAGTATTGCTGGTTAGAAAAATTCTCTCCCTTCGGTCGAGGTGTCATAATGTCCTCGCTTTGCTCGGTGCTTTATAGGGGGTAGACAGGGGTCACCACCCCCCACCCACACCTATGTATACACAGATGCTAGATTTTTATTAATTTTAGGTTGGTTGAGAATCATTCGCAAGTAGTTTTGCCTACTCTTAATAGGGACAAAAAAAAACCCCCAGCCGAAACTGAGGGAAATTAAAAGCCTACCTATATATAGTATTAACCCTGGGGGGTTAACCCCAGTATACATGCAAATATCAATACTGTCAAGTAGTAATTTTTTTTTTGTGTTGACAAAATGCAACATTAGTTCTATAATAAGGTACATGAAGGGGGTTACCGTGAGAGGTAGTATACGTAACCCTAAAGAGCTTGCAAGCCTTGTAGGAAGATGCAATGTTTTTCTCTACCTCTCTTTACCCTTCTGTAGGCAATTAATCAATAATAAACAATCAGGAGATATAGAAATGGCAATAGGCGGAATGGGTAATATAGGCAGAATGGTAAAGGATGCAGGAAAACTTATAGGAAAGAAGAAAAAAAGAAAACCACCAAAAAGATTTGATGCTATGACTGAAGGCAGAAAAGTAGGTCAAGCTAAGAAAAAAATAGAAGCAAAAAAGAAAAGAGACAAAAAATTTAGTGATATAGGTAAATCAATGGTAGCTTTTCTACAGGCAGGAGATACTAAAACCCCTACTCCTAAACCAGGTAAACGTATTCCTAAAGTAAAACCAAAAACAAAAGTAACAGGACCTATGAAAGCAGGACAAGAAAACTTAAAAACTAAGTTTCAAGACAGATTAGATTATACAGACAAAAAAAGACCAGGAAAAATGGGCGGAGGTAAAATCTACGCTTCTATGGATAAGAAGTACGGTGGCGGAATTTATCCTAGGAAACCTACCAATGGCTAAAACAGGTTTATACGCAAACATACATGCTAAACGTAAGAGGATAGCAGAAGGTTCTGGAGAAAAGATGCGGAAGGTAGGCTCTAAAGGAGCCCCTACTGCAGACAACTTTAAGAAGGCTGCTATGAAAGGTGGCGGTAATGTATGTAAGGCTAGAAAAAAACTATCTAGTGGTTTGATGAAAAACTATTCATCTGAAGGTAAGAAGTATGGCGGAAGTGCTAATACGCCTAATCCTAGAAAACCTCAAGATACTTACTAATGGCTGCAAGGAAAGCCAAGCCCATACCTAAGACTACTAAAGGTAAGGGTGCTAATTACCGACCTACTAAGTCTGGTGCAGGTATGACAAAGAAGGGTGTAAAAGCCTACAGGAAGAAGAATCCTGGTTCTAAACTAAAGACAGCCGTAACTGGTAAGGTTAAAAAGGGAAGTAAAGCAGCTAAAAGACGTAAGTCCTACTGTGCAAGATCAGCAGGACAACTTAAAAGAAGTTCTGCTAAGACAAGGAATAACCCTAATTCACGTATTAGACAAGCAAGAAGAAGGTGGAAGTGCTAAATGTTAACACCACAACGTAAAAAATCACAAGAATTAACAGAGAAACAAGAGAATTTTCTTGACGCATACTTTGCGGAAGGAGAAAAAACCTTTGGGAATATAACCCAAAGTCTATTGCAAGCAGGCTATTCGGAG